TATCGGTATTTAGTGGGCGAAATACGCGGCATGGCCTACGTTGAGGAAGAACTCAAAGTCGCGATGAAAGGTATAGAGTACGCGGATGACTAAAAAGTTATTTGTGCCAGAACACGTTGCGAGAGCAGCGGCAAATGTCACAGGAGAATCTTCACAGATTTCCAAACCATTAGAAAATGCCTTTGGCAAAGGTGCCAAGAGCAAAAACACAGATGATCCTTCTGAGATGAAGCAATCATCTTTAGAGAGACTGCCACAGCCCACAGGCTACAGAGTTCTCATTATTCCTTACTATCCTAGCGAAAAGACAAAGGGCGGACTTATCGTACCTGATGCTGTTCGAGAGCGTGAATCTTTTGCTACCGTTGCGGCCTACGTTGTTAAGCTAGGTCCAGACGCATACAGCGATGCCCAGAAGTTCCCAAGTGGTCCTTGGTGCGGCGAGAAAGATTGGGTTCTTATAGGAAGATATAGTGGAAATAGGTTCAAAGTGGAAGGACTTGAGGTTCGTATTATAAATGACGATAATATTATCTCAACCATCCTTGACCCGAAGGACATTTCTTATGTATAAGGCAACGGAGAGCAAGGAAAATGGCTATGTCTGAAGACATTCGCGACGACGACGAATTTGAAAGCGGTACCTCCGTTGAAGTTGAAGAGGATCAAGTAGATGATACTGATTCTTCATCTTACGACGACGATGAAAGCCGAACAAATGTTCGTAATAAATCATCTGGTGACGATGAGCTAGAAAATTATAGCGAATCTGTTCAGCGCAGAATTAATCAACTAACAGCAAAACGTAAGCAAGCATCTGAGGAAGCTCAAGCTGCATACCAGTACGCTGAAAAAGTTCAAAAAGAAAACGAGTCTATGAAGACTCGCCTGCAACAAGTTAGTGCAGGGTACAACTCAGAAGCTGAAGGTCGCTTGAAAGCTCAAGAGTCCCAAGCAACTCGTGCTTATGCTGAAGCAAGCGAAGCTGGAGATTATGATCGTGCAGCCAAAGCGCAACAAGCCCTTGCTCAAATTGCTGTAGCCAAAGACAAAGTTCGCTCTCAAAAGAGTCAGATTGAACGTCAAGGGCAAGAGCAAAAAGCGCAACAAGAGCAGCAAACTCAAGCTCCTCAACAGCAGCAGCAGCAGCAAGCCGCTCCTGCTCGTGATAAAAAACTAGATGGATGGTTAGATAAAAATAGCTGGTTTGGAAGTGATCGCATTATGACGCGAACCGCTCAAGCTATTCACGAAACTCTAGTTTTAGAAGAGGACTACGATCCTACGTCAGACGATTACTATAAAGAAATCGACTCGCGTATGCGTAGGGAAATGCCTCAAAAGTTTAAGGAAAAACGGTCCAACGCCCAGACTGTTGCTCCCGCGTCCTCTGGACGGTCTGTAAAATCAGGGCGGAAAAAATCGGTTGAATTATCGCCGGGTCAAGTTGCATTCGCAAAGAAAATGAGAATACCACTCGAAAAGTATGCGCGAGAAGTAGCTAAACTAGATAAACGGAGTGAACAAAATGGCAGATAGGACATCACGCGATTCAAACACGCGGGAGCGCGAAGAGCGTTCAAGAGAATGGCGTCCGGGTTCTGCTTTGGAAGCACCGGAACCACCAATCGGTTTTAAACACCGTTGGATACGCGAATCCGTAATGGAATTCGACGATAAGACTAACGTACATAAAAAACGGCAAGAAGGCTGGGACCTCGTTCGCGCAGAGGAATATCCCGATTATGTAGGGCCAACAGTAGACGAGGGACGTAACGCTGGCATCATTGGTGTTGGTGGACTTGTTCTCGCTCGAATCCCTGTTGAAATGGCCGAGCAGCGGAATAGACATTATCAAAATGTCGCACAGAATCAAATGGAAGCAGTAGATCGTGACTGGATGCGTGAAAACAACCCAGCCATGCCTAAATCTGTTGCACAACGTAAATCATCCGTTTCCTTTGGAAAAAAAGGACACGGAAACTCTGAAGGAGAGTAAGTTATGTCTAATCAAGACGCTGCTTTTGGCCTTCGCCCAATTAAGACGAGCACAAGCTCGCAGCGGCAAAACCGTTATCGGATTGCCTCTGCATATAACACAACAATTTTCCAAGGTGACATGGTTAAAGCCGTCACTGGCGGTGGAATTGAACGTGTTGTAGCTGGTGCAACTGGTCCCATTTTAGGCGTATTTAATGGCTGTTCGTTTGTAGATGCCAGCGGGAACATAGTGTTCTCAAATCGTTGGCCTGCTGACACTGTTGCCACAGACATCTTTGCAAATGTAATAGATGATCCATCTGCCACTTTTGAAATCCAAGCAAATGCTGCGTTTCCTGTAGCTAGTTTGTTCGGTAACTTCGATTTGGTAGATCAAAGTCCAGTAGGAACTACCACAAGTGGTAATTCTCACATGGAGCTTGCTGTATCTACACAGGCAACTACCGCAGGGCTTTGTTTCAAAGCAATCGACATTTCTCAGGACCCTGAGAATAGCGATGTTTCATCGACAAATACTAACGTAATTGTCAAAATCAATAACCACCTGTTCAGTGCTGGCACTGCGGGTCTAGCGTAAAGGAGACTAAGTTATGGCTATTTCACGTTCACAACTAGTCAAGGAGCTAGAACCGGGCCTCAATGCTCTGTTCGGTATGGAGTATGATCGCTACGAAGGCGAACATGCTCAAATCTTCGACACTGAAACTTCAGACCGTGCGTTTGAGGAAGAAGTTATGCTCGTCGGATTTGGGAATGCTCCCACAAAATCCGAAGGTTCTGGCGTAGAGTTCGATAATGCAAACGAAGCATACACTGCTCGTTATTCACATGAGACTGTGGCGCTTGCATTCGCACTGACCGAAGAAGCAATCGAAGACAATCTTTATGATCGTCTTGGTGCTCGTTATACTAAAGCACTGGCACGCTCTATGGCCCACACAAAGCAAGTAAAAGCTGCATCTGTATTGAACAATGCGTTCAATGCAAGCTTTTCTGGCGGCGATGGCAAAGAGCTTTGCGCAACTGACCACCCACTTTCAGGTGGTGGTACATTCCGAAATGAGCCGACAACACCAGCAGACCTTAACGAGACTTCGTTAGAAAATGCTCTGATTGACATCTCAACTTTCGTGGATGAGCGCAATATGATCATTGCCCTTCGTGGTACAAAGATGGTTATTCCACCACAACTGCAATTCATTGCAGATCGTTTGTTGGAAACAACTCTTCGTCCGGGTTCATCAGACAATGACATAAACGCAACTAAAAACATGGGTATGGTTCCAGAGGGTTACACTGTTAACCACTTCTTGACAGACCCAGATGCGTTTTTCATCAAGACTGATGCTCCTAACGGCTTCAAACATTTTGAGCGTTCACCTATGCGCACAAACATGGAAGCTGATTTCGACACAGGCAACATGCGCTTTAAAGCTCGTGAACGCTACAGCTTTGGCTTTAGTGACCCACGCGCCGTATTCGGTTCTCCCGGAGCGTAACCCGAACAAGTGTTCGTACTATGGAAGAGGGTGGTTTAACTGCCCTCTTTCTTTTTGTTCTATTCTATAGTATTGTTGCCCTATCCCTGACAGTCGTATTCTGCGGCTGACTTAACCCCGACAGGAGATTCTCATGGGTAATTCTACTTTCAGCGGACCAGTGCGTTCGCAAAACGGCTTCCAAGACATAACAACCGATTCAGTAACTGGCGTTGAGACACTTGACGCTGATTTTGCCTTCAATACCGAAATTGGTGGCAAGTTGGTTGTAGAAAAAGGCTCTCGAATTTTAAGCCCTTCCGATGCTGGCTCAAACGGACCTTCTGGATTAATCGTAGGTAAAGGCACATACACCTCAGTTGGTGACGTATCTCTTGTTGCTAATCCTTATTCCGTGGGTTTAACGCAACTTTATCCTTTGGGAACAAAGTTAATTGATGGTGAACGCACCTATCGTTACTCACGAGCTAATGCCGTTGCCATTGCAGCGGGAAAATTGCTTCAATCTGCTGTATCTACTACTACTCACCAAGGCTTGGCTCCCGCAGCCGCTCCTATTGGTGCAACGTCCGTAACGCTTACGCTTGGTTCAACTAACGCTACAAAAAAAGACGAATACAAAGACGGTTATCTCATGGTATCTGCGGGTACTAGTATAGGTAGTGTTTACAAAATATCAGGAAATGCCGCTGCTAACGCGGGTGGGACTTGTGCAGTAACCATTTATGAGCCTCTCCTAGTAGCTCTAGTCAACGCTAACTCCAAGATGGACCTTACGCCAAACCCATATGGCTCGTTAGATACGGACTCTGACGGAGGTGTTTTGATTACGCCAACTACTCTGACTTCTGGGTGCATTGGTTACTCACACGTTGCGGTTGCTGCAAAAAGCTTTTTCTGGGCGCAAACAGCAGGTCCAGCAAGCATTTTAACTAGTGGTACAGTGGTCATTGGAAACGTGGTTGTAGCATCAACTGCCACGGCTGGCGCTGTAATGCCTTCCGTAGATAATGCAACTGCTTTAGTGTCAGTAGGTACTTGCATGACAGCTAGGAGTGCTGGAAACGGTGCTGCGGTCTTCTTAAACATTGATTAATTAATCTAGCGGGGGGCAACCCCCGCTTAAACCCTTAGGAGGCCACAAAATGGCAGGATCAGACGTAAAAGCAGTCATTATCACTGATGAGGTGGCTTTAGACGCAGACGGAATATCAGTTGCTACCTCAGTGGGCAACAACGCAGCCTTGGTTATTGGCGGTGCTTTAGCAGAAAGTGGAAGTGTTACAAACGCTTCTGGCAGGCAAGTAACAATTCTTTCAGCAGCAAATGACTCTTCAAAGGCATTTGACGTAGTTGGTACGGATGTGAACGGTGCATCTCTTACGGAGAGAGTCACGGGCGCTAACGCAGGCACCGCTACTAGCTCTGGTTATTTTAAAACTATTGTAAGCATAACTGCTGTTGGAAACCCCGCTGGAGACGTATCTGCGGGTATTAATTCTAATGCTTTGGGCGTTATCTTCGCGGATCGAACTCGTTTGCAAGGATTTTCCTTTGTATCTGGTGGAGCCGCTGGAACAGCTAATGTAAGGGAAACTGGAGCCACAGGAACTGAAGTTGTGCAGTTTAGGACAACTGGAACTGACAATCAGTCAGATGGTGCTCGTGGGTTCCCAGATGAAGGTCTTTTGTTTAAAACAGGTTGTTTTGTGACTTTCGTTGTAGGAACTGTTGACTTGATGATGTTTTATCACGCTTAAATGTCTAAGGGGGCATAGAAAATGTCTGTAGAATATCGCGGAGAAAGATTTTCTGGGCATAATAAGCCCAAAAGGACCCCCGGAGGTAAGAAGAAATTTGCTGTTTTGGCAAAAAAAGGTGATAAAGTTAAGATAGTTAGGTTTGGTGACCCAAAAATGACTATAAAAAAAGGAATTCCTGCACGAAAAAGAAGTTATTGTGCTAGGTCTGGTGGAATAAAAGGCACTACAGATAAATTCAGCGCAAATTACTGGTCGCGCAAGGCATGGGATTGTTAATATGGTTACAGGTAGATCACAATCATCCAAACAGGTTACAGAAGAACCAACACGCAAAAAGCCAAAGCCAAAAGGGCTATACGCCAACATTCACGCCAAGAAAGCACGGGGCGAGACTATGCGTAAGAAGGGTGCCAAGGGCGCACCAGCCAAGGGCGCGTTTGCGCGTGCAGCACTAACGGCGAAGAAGCCAAAGAGGAGAGCGTAATGACCGTATCAGGCTCAAAAGACTTTGAGTTAGATGTAGCAGACTACATTGAAGAGGCTTTTGAGCGTTGTGGCTTGGAAGTTAGAACTGGTTACGATTTAAAAACTGCTAAACGATCTATGAACCTCTTATTCGCTGATTGGGCCAACCGTGGACTGAATCAATGGACAATTGCGCAGAAAACCTTCACTGTTACTTCTGGAGATGGCAGTGAGCCTTTAGGGGCTGACGTAATAGACATATTATCACTTGTTGTACGTCGAAGTGGCACTGATTTTGCCTTAAATCGCATTAGTCGTGATGAATACCTAAATATACCTACAAAAACGACTACTGGCCGTCCCACACAATTTTTCGTAGATAGGTCAATAAATCCAGTGCTTCAAATGTGGCCTTTGCCCGATAATAGCACCGATGTAGTCATTTATGACGCCCTTGTTCGCATAGATGATGCCGATAATTACATCAATACTATGCAAGTACCTTTTCGTTTTTACCCTGCTTTGGCCGCTGGTTTGGCTTATTATATAGCTTTAAAACGCGCTCCAGACCGCGTTCAGATGCTAAAAACAGTGTATGAAGAGGAATTAACCCGCGCAATGGATGAAGATAGGGACCGAGCGTCTTTCCGCGTAGCTCCAGATTTGAGGAATTACAGTTATGTCTAAGTATGCTACGGGGAAGTCTGCATACGGCATATCTGATCGTTCTGGGTTCCGTTATCGCCTGAGAGACATGCGTAAGGAGTGGAATGGACTTCTTGTAGGTAAAGACGAGTGGGAACGCAAACAACCTCAACTTGAGCCCATTAGAGCCACTCCTGATCCACAGGCTCTTAGGGACCCTCGCCCAGAACAAAATCTATCTGAGCAAAGGAATATTCAATATGGTTTTAATCCTGTAGGTCTTAAATTTGATTTTGGCTTAACCCCTAATAACTTAGTCTCAACTGGATCAGTTGGCAGCGTTACGGTGACACAATCATGAGCTTTACATACACTCAGTTAAAAACTGCAATACAAGATTACACTGAAAACAACGAGGCTTCTTTTATAAGAAATTTGCCTTTGTTTATTCGCCTTACTGAAGAGCGTATTTTAAAAAATGTTCAGTTAAGTTTATTTCGGAAAAACGTATCTGGAGCAATGTCTCAGAATAGCAAATTTTTAGCTGTTCCAAGTGATTTTTTAGCTCCATTTTCCTTGTCTTTAACTAAAGCTGACGGCGATTATGCTTTTTTAGACTTTAAAGGCTCAGAGTTTATTCAGGTGTACACTCCTAATGAGGCTACAACTGGGCCACCAAAATATTACGGTGTTTTTGACTTAGATAATTTTATTTTGGCTCCAACACCTGACGCTAGCTACAATGCAGAGCTTCATTATTTCTACAGACCTAAGAGTTTAACTAAAAGCAGCTACACGTTGA